GCGAAGACACCAGCGAACATTCCGGCCGCGACGACACCGTCCTGGTCGGACTGCTTAACGATGCGCTCGAGGACGTAAGCGAACAGTACGCCCGCGGGCTCAACAACCTGCTGTGGACGAACGGCGTTGCCGACGCCAAGGCTTTGGCCGGCATGGCCGCGCTCATCACCGACACGCCGGGCACCGGTGTCGTCGGCGGCATCGATCGTGCCACCAAGACCTGGTGGCGCAACCGTGCCTACACGGCGGCGATGGCAACGGCGATCGGCACCACACCAGCTCTTGCGGGCTGGGGCGGCGGCCCGATCACGTCATCGGCAACCGGCGGCGGCGCGCTCATCACGCTCCTGCAGAAAGAGTATCGCCAGCTCTCCCGTTACGGTGGACGTCCGAACACGGGCTTCTGCGGCAGCGACTGGCTCTCTGCTTTGGAGAGTGAGCTGCGGGCCAACGGCAACTACTCGATGACGGGGTACGCGAGCGGCAAGGACGTCAGCGTTGGTCAGATCTCCTACATGGGGACCGACTTCGAGTACGACCCGACGCTCGATGATCTCGGCAAGAGCAAGCGCATGTATTGGTTCGACTCGAGAGACGTGTATTTGGTCAAGATGGATGGCGAGTGGCGTCACCAACACTCACCAGCTCGTCCGCCAGATAAGTACGTCATGTATCGAGGCATCACCTCGACAGGCCAGCTCTGTGCGCGCCGGCTGAACTCAGCCGCCGTCATCGATATCGCCTGACAAAAGAACCGGAGACCGCCGCGCGCGTGCGGCGGTCTTCTCACAACCGAAAGGAAGACAAATGCCGAAGATGCACTGGTGTACCGGCAGGGTGAACCTCGCCGGCAAGGGTTTTACGGTCATCTGGTTTGATCAGACCAACATGATCTCCTGGCCGGAAGTGCAGGTGATCATGGCGCTGCACGAAGAGGAAAATGTTTTTGAGGTTAAGCCTGGCGCAATCGGCGAGACGTCGATCGCCGCCGAGAAGGAGCGCCTCGCACTCAAGTACGGCAGGGTCGTCGAGCATGTCTTCCCAGGGCGCAATTCGCGCATGGAGATGCTGATGCCGGCCGAGACCGAAGATCTGCCGCTCGCCGACGCGCATGGCCAGATCATCGAGCCGCACACCATGGTCAGCGTCAACGGCAACGGTCATCCCGTCGAGGAGCCGCCGGCACCGACACCGCCACCGCCGGCACCAGACAATCAGGACGATGAGGACGAAGACGCCGCCCCGCCAGGGGCGCCGATCGGCCCCGCCGTCTTCAAGCCAGGCAAACATCAGCGGCCAGCCAAAGGTGCCTGATGCCGCTCGGCGTGACACTGCTTGAGCTGCGCCGCGATCTGCGCGCCGAGACTGGGCAATCGCTTAACCCAGCTCAGGGCGTGCAGTCGCAGCTCACCCAGGACAACCAGCTCAACCGTCAGCAGATGGAGCTGTGGGACGCATGGACCTGGCCGCACCTGACCCGTTGGGTCGACAAGCCTTACCAGGCCGGCCAGGCGGTCTATGATTTTCCCGAGGACATGCCGTTCGACCAGATCCGGCGCATCATGATCGCCGAGGGCGGCAACGGCGGCTGGCAAATACTGCGCTACGGCATCCACGCTTTCGACACCGGTCCCACGCAGTCGCCAGGCACGCCGCTGCGCTGGGGCAACCAGGTCAGCGTTACTGACGGCAAGACCGACCCGATCGGCAAGCTCCTCCTGGTGCCGACACCGGTCGGCGACGGCACCATGCGCTTCGAGGGCCAGGCGCCGTGCAACCCGCTGGTCGCCGACGACGACACCTGCGTGATTGACAGCAAAGCGATCGTGCTGTTCGCGGCCGCCGAGATCCTCGCCTTCCAGAAGGTAGAGGCGGCAGCGCTCAAGCTGACCAAGGCGCAGAATTATCTGCGCAAGCTGCTGATCAACAACGGCGCCGACAAGCGCATCAATTTCAACATGGGCGGCAGCAGCCGCAGCTCCGGCATCGATCACTTCGGCGCGCGGCCCTATCGCGGGTATGTGCCGGGCATCGATTACATTCCGTGAGGTGCGATGCCGTACTTCACCATCACCGACTTTGCGGCCGGGCTGGATCTGCGTCGATCGTCGCTGACGGCGCCACCCGGCACGCTGCGTAAGCTGCTCAACGCCCACGTCACGCCTGGCGGCGAGATCGAGAAAAGATTTGCGTTCGTCCCGTTCGCCACCGTCCCAGCCAACAGCCAGGGTTTGGTTGAGCTGCAAGGCAAGCTCTACACCTTTGTGCCGGGAGGTTCCGCCACCAATCCGCCGACGGCGCCCTGGGGCATCGGCACGATGGAGCTCGACTGCACGACGATCAACGAGATCGTCGATTACGACTTCTTCGACAACAAGGCGTTTGTGGTGGCGTTTGTCGATGGCGACACCACCGTCCCCGTTCACTTCTACGACGGCGTCGTGGTGCCGGATGCGCAGGGTCTCTACGTTCGCACTTACAAGAACAAAATATTTGCGGTCGAGCGGGGCATTCTTTTCTTTTCGGCCGATGGCGATCCGACCGACTGGACGGTCGATGCGAGCGCGGGCTTTATCGATCTGTCGCTCGGTGACAGCGATATGTCTGACGCGCTGGCGCTCGAGGTCTACTACGACAAGCTGGCGATCCTCTCGAAGACCGCCACGCAGCTCTGGGTGATCGATCCCGATCCGCTGCAGACGCAATACGCGCAGACGCTGCGCCAGGCCGGCACGGTGGCGCCACGCTCGGTGCTCTCATACGGATCCGGCGACGTGCTCTACCTGGCGCCCGACGGCATCCGATCGCTGCGCGCGCGCAACGCCTCGCTTGCTGCGTCAGTTTCGGACGTAGGCTCGCCGCTGGATCCGGTCATGCAGGCGCTGTTTCGCGCCTACGGCGAACCGTACATGGATCACGCGATCTCGATCCTGCAGCCGGTCACCGGCAGGTTTTGGATCATCCTGCCCGATCGCGTCTACATTCTGTCGGCGTTTCCTGGCCCGAAGATCACGGCCTGGTCCGAATATCATCCCAGCGTTGAGATCTCAGGCGCCGATACCCGGTTCACCATCAACGCAGCCACTACACATCGCCAGCACGTCGTTGTGCGCGACCTCGACAACAACGTCCTTGCCTACGGCGGCGCCGACGACACCGGCATTGTCATGGACTCGTGTCCGGTTGAGGTCGAATTTCCGTATTTGTCGGGCGACAAGCCGGCAACGCAGAAGAGCTACCAGGGCATCGACGCGGCTGCGACCGGCGAGTGGGACGTCTACGCCGCCATCAATCCCGAGGACGAAACCGCCGAGGACTATCTCGGCAAGATCATCGGGCCGACGTTCATGCAGGGGCGCCAGGCGATCGAGGGGCGCTCGACGCATATCTCGCTGCGGCTGCGATCGGCGGTGCCTGGTCCGCTCACATTGTCGAACCTGTCGGTGCATTATCAGGGCGCAGAACAGTCATGACGGTGAGTATCTCAACCGGCACTCACGACGCCGTGCGCCATGTGGTCGATCACATGCGTGAGAGCGATCGCATCGAGATCTCGGCGACGACGCCGAACATGGATCCCGAGGAGCTCACCAGGCGCATCATGCTCAACGCCGACATGGTGTTTGTCGCGCGCCACGATGGCGTGCCGGCGAGCTGCTGGGGGTTGATGCCGATGTGGCCGGGCGTCGGCTACGCCTTCTGCTTCGGCACCGACGACTGGGGCTCGGTGCTATTGGCGATGACAAGGCACGTTCGCCGGTTTATGGTGCCGCTACTGCTGGACACCGGCTTCCATCGCGTGGAGACGCGCAGTCTGGCGACCCGGCAAGACGTGGGACGCTGGCTCGAGATCTTCGGTGCAGAGGCGGAAGCTGTCTTGCGCGGCTCCGGCGCGCGCGGCGAGGATTTTATCCTCTACAGGTGGCTCAGTGATGAGCGCCCCGCAGCGAAGATCCACAACGCGCCCGGCAATCACCATCCGGCTGGCGACGATCGACGACGTCGACGAGCTCACCATGCTCGCGATGACGTTGCTGCGCGAGAGCCCGACCTACCTCAAGCTGTTCTCGTGCAATCCGGCGGCAACGACGAAATATCTGCGCGCGGCGATCGGCAGCGGCATCTGTCCGCACATTGTCGCGGTGCATGAAGGAAGGATCATCGGCGTGGTCTCGTATTCGCTCGACGCATCGTTCTCCGACAACAAGTGCGCGGTGCTGGGCGAGCTGTTCGTCTACAAGGAATTTCGCTTCACGCCGGCGGGTCGCATGTTGACGTGGACGGCATTTGATCTCGCCAAGGGCGATGGCGCCACCGCGATGCACATTCCGATCGCCGGCGGCCACGAGGCGGTCCCGACACTGAAAAACATGCTGCGAAAATTTGGTGCCGAGGAGATCGGCGTCATCATGCGAAAGGTGCTGTGATGGGCGGGAAATCCAGATCCTCAAACAACGCACAGCTGCAGTTCGAGATGCAGCAGGCCGAGGAAGCAAAGCAGAAGGAGGCCGAGCGCAAGGCTCGCCTTGAGCAGGGCAAGCAGGCGATCGATCAGATCTTCGCCGGCGGCGGTTTCGACGATGCCTTCTACAACAAGTACCGAACCGCCGAGCTCGCCAACGCGACAGACCAGCTCAGCAACCAATACAACAAGCAACTTGACCAGACGCGCTACAACCTGGCGCGCGCCGGCCTATCGCGATCGAGCGCGGCCAACCAGGCCAAGACTGATCTGCTCGCGCAGAAAAATTTCCAGGACATCGGTTTCCGCACGCAGGCCGACCAGGACGTCGCGCAGTTGCGCTCCGGCATCCAGGGCCAGCAGCAGTCGGCCTATAACCAGCTCTACGGCACTGAGGATCCTGCGCTTGCGGCTAACGTCGCAACCGGCATGGTCAAGCAGTCGCAGATTGCGCAGCCGAACCTGCAGCCGCTCGGCGAGCTGTTCAAGCCGCTGGTGATCGGATCGATCTCGGCCGGGCAGAACCTGCTCGACAATTATTTTGCCAATACCGGCGGTCTGACCCCGCGCAATCCGCGCGGGCAGGGGTCGATCTCAAACACCGGCGACAACCCAGCGTGATCTCTCATGTGTGAACCCATGATGATTGGCATCATCGGCGCCGTCGCATCGGCTGCGTCGAGCTTTGCCAGTTACTCGGCGCAGCAAGACGCCATGAATAAGCAGGAGCAGGCCAACAACGCCTGGGTGGCCTACCAGCGCAAGCAGCGCACCGAGGCGTTCCAGCGCGAGGAGGAATATCGCCAGAAGGCCGAGGCCGCCCGTCAGGCTTCGCTGCAGGAGCTCACACCCGACAAACAGAAGGAAGCGCAAGCCACCGAAGAAAAGCGCGTGCAGCAGGACATCACGCCGGAGAACTTGAAGGACCAGATCCCAGTCGTCGGCGATGAGCTGCTGCGTGGTCTGGGCGGCGCGGATCCGATGGTCACGCAAGATCTGCAGAAGAGGGTCAACAACGCCGCGGTCGATGCGCGCAAGCGCATCGCCAACCTTGCCACCATCCAGTCCTACGGCGGCTCGCAATTCGGTCTGCAGAACCGTGCGCAGGATCTGTTCAACAAGAGCGGCCAGGACATCCGACTGCAGGGCGATCTGCGCCAGGGCAACCTGGGCGTCTTGGGC